GTCTTGTTTGGTGGACAAAAGTTCAGAACATTCCACTTCACCATCACGCAGGAGATGAAGGATGAGCTTGTCAAAGAGATGGCAAAGTTTTGGGGCATTGTCGTATCTAATGCCGAGCCGCAAGCTAGTGATGTTGAATCAACCAAGCTTATCTGGCCTATTTCGAGTGAGGAAACGGCAACTGCAACTGGCGCGGTGGAACAGGCTTGTTCTGTCCTTAGTGAATACAAGGCACGTATCAAACAGCTTGAGACAGAAGCAGAGAAAGTCGAGGTTGCGATACGGGAATACATGGGTGCGAAAGGTTCGCTGGTTACTGTGGATGGAAAGACGCTTGTAACGTGGCGTAACTCTAAACCTAGCAAAAAGTTTGCGTCTGATTTGTTTCAGCAAGCTATGCCAGACGTTTACCAGAAATTTGTAATTGAAATGCCCGGCAGTCGTAGATTTTTACTTAAATAAGGGGATGAGAATGAATGTATATCCAACGTCAATTCATCAGAAAGATGGATTACAACTAAGAGATTTATTTGCAGCAGAAGCTATGAAGCCTCTTATAACTATTTTTGATACTGACCCAAGTATTGACGATTCAAACCATAGAAGAATATCTGTTGCAGAAGCTGCCTATTTACAAGCAGATGAGATGATGAAAGCGAGGTCAAAATGAGCAACATAGTTCCGTATCAAGACATAGAAAAGATGGCAATAGCAGTCGCTAAGTCTGGATTGTTTAACGTCAAGACAGCAGAGGAAGCAATGGCACTAATGCTAGTAGCACAGGCAGAAGGATCACACCCTGCTATAGCTGCGCGTGACTACCATGTCATACAGGGTAGGCCAGCATTAAAAGCAGACGCAATGATGGCTAGGTTCCAGCAAGCTGGTGGCAAGGTTGAATGGACGGAGTACACAGATGATCGAGTTACTGGTGTTTTTAGTCACCCCGCTGGCGGGAGTCTTGCTATTACTTGGACTATCGAGATGGCAAAGAGCATCGGATTGGTTAAACCGGGTAGTGGATGGCATAAGTATCCTAGAGCCATGCTCAGAGCTAGAACTATCTCAGAGGGTATTCGATCCGTATATCCCGGCTGTGTCGCAGGTGTTTACACGCCAGAGGAAGTATCGGACATGGAGCCGCCAAAGCACCATCAGGAAGTCAACATGGGCAAAGCGGAAGTCGTGGTTGAGGAAATAAAGAAAGCGAAAGAAAGAAAAGAAGGTGAGATTTTTTTGCCACTGTACGTGCCGGGGATAGAGGAGCCGTTCAGCGAATCAACGGATTTAGCAGAGTGGGAGATTTCTTTTCACGACATGGTTCACAAAATAAAGGCAAGCCAAAAGCTTAGCGGTGATACCAAACGCGACAAACTAAAGATGCTTAAAGACGCAAATACCGAAGTAATAGATAAATTGGAAGCACCTGCAAAAATGAAAGTCATGGCGGCTGCAAACTCTCTGGAGGAAGTATGAAGAATCACAACGAACGTCCCGGTAAGGGAGTGTTATTCACTAACGACAAACGTAAGACAGACACACAACCACATTTAAAAGGTGGCTTCACTGCTGACAGAGACATTAAGGCTGGTGAATGGGTAAAGCTTGCAGGATGGCGTAAACCTACTCCAGTAGGGGAGCTTATATCACTGGCAGTGGATAACTTCATGCCTGATCCAAACTACAAGAAACCTTCTGAGGGCAGCACAGTACGTGAGTACAGTCCTAACAGGGATGAAGAAATCCCATTCTAGAACGGTATGTGATATAGTTACCTTTCTTGTTGTGGGAGGGTAACTATGAAAACTTGTGGCGAGTGCAAACAGGACAAACCTTTATCGGAGTTTTATGTTCATAAAGCAATGCTTGATGGATATTTAAACAAGTGCAAAGAATGTGTTAAGTCCCGTGTAAAAAAACACAGGGATGAAAACATAGAAAAGATAAAGGAATACGACAAACAAAGGGCAAACTTACCTCATAGGATTCAGGCAAGAAAGCAGTATTCACAAAGCCCTAGAGGAAAAGAGGCTCATGCTAGAGCGCATAAGAAGTATGTTGAAAAGTTCCCAATGGCTAGAGCTGCACAAGTAATCGTTGGTAACGCTATACGTGATGGCAGATTGATTGTTAAAAAAATTTGCTCTGTTTGTGGAAGCAATAAATTAGTAGAGGCTCATCATGATGACTATACAAAACCATTGGACGTTAGAGAGTTATGCAAGAAATGTCATGCAGAGTGGCATAGTCAAAATGAACCAATCTACAAATAAATATGGCATCTAGTCGCTCACCCACACAACGCAGCTTGGAATACTTGCGAGAGCTTGGGTACCACTGTGAGGTAGTTGAAAGATGGAATCCGTGGACAAAACAAAGGCGCGATCTTTGGACATGGTGCGACATTCTCGCTATCCGCAAGGATGAAGTGTTAGCGGTACAGGTAACGGCTTCTGCTGTTGCTGACCGCATAAAGAAAATTCAAGATTCAACCACGGTTGCGCTAGTCAGAGATGCTGGAATTAGGATTGAAGTACATGGCTGGCGTAAGAACAGTAAAGGCAGATACGTCATTAGAGTGGAGGATATATCGTGAATGCTGCAAATTTTGATAAATCTGAACGGTTGCAGAAAGTAGCAAATCTTTTGGGGCGGGGAGGGGAATACACAACCCTAGACATTATCCAGAAGGCGGGAGTGTGTGCAGTTAATAGCATTATTTCAGAACTCAGAGCTAACGGTTACAGCATTGACTGTCAGCGTAGAGCAGACAAATGGTTTTACAGGATGAACAAATGAAGCCAATTACTAAAGATCGTATCGAAGAAAAGATTGAGCGCATCACTGAAAGTGGCTGTTGGATTTGGATGGGGGCAACTACGGTCAGAGGATACGGTCAACTTCTAAGCAACAACAGAAAGTTTTATGCTCACAGAGCAAGCTATGAAGCCTTCATTGGTGAGATACCAAAAGGTATGTATGTTTGTCATGCTTGTGACAATGTTTATTGTGTTAATCCAGCCCACCTTTTTTTAGGCACTCAAAAGCAAAACCTTGAGGATATGGCAAGAAAAGGACGCAGCACGATTGGAGAACGGAATCCAATGGCTAAATTGAAAGAAGAAGACGTACAAAAGATTAAAGCCGAAATTGATTATGGTCTTTCAAATTCAGATATAGCTATAAATTATTCGGTGTCTCGCCAAACAATAAACAATATTAGAAACGGAAAGGCTTGGAATCATGTCTAACATAAAAGTTTTCATTTCGACACCTATGTACGGAGGCCAGTGTTACGGCTTCTACGCACAGAGCTTGCTACAGCTTAATAATCTGTTACGAGATAACAATATAGAAAGCATGATGTCATTCATGTTTAACGAGAGCTTGATTACTCGCGGCAGGAATGCACTAGCACATGGCTTTATGAAGACAGATTGCACACATCTATTCTTTATTGATGCAGACATACAGTTCCATGCTCCTGATGTTCTGCAAATGATTGAAGAAGACAAGGATGTAATCTGTGGAATCTATCCTAAAAAAGAAATTGATTGGAATGGTATCAAGAATGCAGTAGATGCTGGAGTACCTGTAGAACATCTGAAATACTTTACGGGCGCTTTTGTGGTCAACCTTAAAAATTATGAAGGTTCTGCCACTGTGCCTGTTGATAAGCCTGTAGAGATATGGAATGGCGGTACTGGATTCATGTTGATTAAACGTGAAGTGTTTGAAAAGCTAAAGCCGCTAGTGCCGTGGTACGTCAACGATGTTCTTGATCTGTCTGGAAACATGGGAGCAGAACAAATCAGCCAGTATTTTACTGAAAGTATAGAGCCAGAAACTAAACGGCTTCTGTCTGAAGACTATCATTTCTGTAAGACATGGCGTGATAACGGTGGTGAGATATGGGGGGCACCGTGGGCAGGTCTGACGCATATAGGAACCTACGCATTCGATGGCAAACTACTACCAGCACCATAAGGAGATAACATGATTGAAGGTACACCCACACAAAGACCATTCTTTGCTTTGTTCGATCACATTATGGAAAAGCATAATCTAAAGAACGATGCGAGACTTTATGAATTCTTTGATAAAAAGATGAGTAGGCCAGACATATCTAAGTTTCGTCATCGCAGAAAGAAAATGGGAGCTGGTCACATTCTATTGATACATGAGAAATTAGGTATGCCTGTTGCTGACATACGTAGTTTTTTAGAGCAGGAGTAACTATGGAAGTCTTCACCATCATTACGTTTATTGGTGGCTTCCTAGTTGGGGCTGGTATTGCTACAGCAGTTATCTTCGGCTTTTTCTTTTGGCTGTTTTCGCGGAGCGAATAAATGACTGAGCCGTGGGGGCGCCTTTGCTCCCCGGCTTTCTCATTCTCTCACCGCTACCTGCCTTGATACGTTGACGTTTAGCATTGATGTTGGCATAGAGTCCGGGTTTCATTTTGCACCTTTTTGTTTAGGTTTGGTGTGTTTTAAAACCTTACTTGTCTTTGTATGCTTCTCACCTGTCATCAAGGTTTTGCCAGCCTTGTGTGTTGCGCCAGTGTAAACCTTACCGTCAGGTAGATAGTGAGTTTGACTTTTACTCATTGCTATTCCTTATTTCTATCGGCATTTCCATCTACGCATAGATGCTCTAGCGCGTTCTGAATTCTTAGCTGTCTTAACAATCCCACCCATCCTTGCACAGAAGGATGCTCGTCTGCCAGCCTCAGACTTGCTAGGCTTGCTGGTAGTCACTGGAGGCTTGAGATTGCTTCCTGTCTCACGATTGTACTTAGCCCTACCCTTAGCAGTTAAGCCAGCACCTTTGCTTGCTGGTAGCTTCTCACCACGGCCTACAGCTAAACTAGGATTCTTAGGCATTAGTAACTCCACACAGTAGGACGGTTAGGGCTAGTAGTTAGATCAACATGAATAAATCTTCCTGCGCCTTTCTGCTGTACACCTATCCCTGTAAATTCTAACTCCATAGCAAGCGACAAAACCTGATGCGCTTCTGAACCACTAACGCCTATGTCGCAAGCTAAACCTGTAGAGTGCGCCCCCGGAGATGCTTTCTTCGCCTCTATAGGATGTTTCGGGCAACGATAACCTGATGTTATCTTCATTGGTTTCCCGTACTTGTTCCGCAATAGTTGAAGCTTGTCGAGTAAGCTTTCGTTTATTTCGTTTGCGCCACAATGACTGCAAGAAACAGTCATTGCCGGAGCAATAGGAACACCGATTGCAGTCAGAAACAGAATAGCACCACGCCAAGTAGATGGTTCTTTTGCTCTAGCTAAGAAGTAATATTTCATAGTCCCTCTCCGGGAGTAACGTAAAGCTTGGCATTGTTATGCGGAGCAATAATCCTTAAATATACTGTCTTAGTAGAGCTGCTCTGTGGGCCAGTAAAAACCTTCTCTGTATAAGGAGGAATCGCTACCACCGCAGCGCCAGATTCAGTAGGAATCGTTGCTGTAATATCTGCTGTTTGTCCATACGCAACAAAGACTGGATCATTCTTGTCTGTATTGAAAACAAGATATTGATTCACAGGGCTAACCGCAGTAATAGAAACAACATTACCCTGAGTATTTGCGGTAGCAGCCGTAGCTACAACGCAATTACCCATCGGTTGAAACGCAATATTATTAGCCATCAATAAACCTTTTTCTGGCCTTTCACCATATCAGTCGGGCTGTTCTTACGGTCATCGGAACCGCTAAAGCACCACATAGATTGAAAGCCACCTTTAGGCAAAGAACCAGACTTGTAATATGGATCACCACCAGCACTCATATCAGAAGGCATCTGAGGACGCATTGCCACACCGTTTTGTTGG